AACTAAAGGCAAGAAGCTGAACGGCGATCAAGTCATTTCACTTCCAAAAAACCTAACAGAATATTACCTATACTACCCCGGCGGTTTATCAACCCGTGTTGGTGGTATGGGTGGTCCTAATACACAACAAGCAATCAAGATTACGGATGATGCCATCTGTCATATCCATTCGGGTATTCTTGATTCAGGCAATAAGATGATTCTTGGCAATCTGCACAAAGCAATCAAACCAATGAATCAACTCAAGATGCTTGAGGATGCAACCGTCATCTATCGCATCTCCCGCGCTCCAGAGCGACGAATCTTTTATGTAGATGTAGGCAATCTACCAAAGGTCAAAGCAGAGCAATATCTTTCCGGTATCATGTCCAAGTTTAAAAATAAAGTGGTCTATGATACCGAAACCGGGGAGGTCCGAGATGATCGGAAGCATATGTCAATGCTGGAGGACTTCTGGCTCCCGCGAAGAGAAGGCGGTAGAGGCACAGAAATAACCACCCTCCCCGGCGGAACTAACTTAGGTGAGATTGAAGACATCATCTATTTCAAGAAGAAACTCTACAAGGCATTGGGTGTTCCTGTATCAAGACTAGAACCAGAGGGTTCTTTCAGTCTTGGTCGTGCAACGGAGATTAGTCGTGATGAAGTCAAATTTGGTAAGTTTGTTAATCGCCTTCGGTATCGGTTTACTAACCTTTTCGATGACCTTCTTGGCAAGCAGTTGCAACTGAAGGGCATTGTGTCTAAAGATGATTGGGAAGTCATCAAGACATTGGTTGAATATAATTTCCGACAAGACTCGCATTTCTCAGAACTCAAGCACACCGAAATTATGCGCGAGCGTCTTGAGATTGCACAGACAATGGATGAGTATGTTGGTAAGTATTATTCAAAGCAGTGGTTGCGTAAGAATGTACTGAATCAGACTGAAGAAGAAATCAAATTGATTGATTCGGAAATGGCAAACGAAATTGACAGCGGCGAGGTTGATCCGTTTGAACAAGAGCAGATGGCAATTGATCGGCAGAATGCGGGTGTCGCACCACCAATGCAACAATCCAAGCAACCACAGGAAGAGCAAGTTTCTACGCTAAAAAAAGTTAGGTCAATTCGTTCAAGAGCAAAGATTGCGACAGCAGAACAACTTGACGAAGATGTTGAATAATATAAATAATAGAAAAGCTATGTTAAGGAGAATATATCATGGTCAAAGATACAATTAAAAGTTCAATTGAGGCTGCACTAGACGAAGACCCCAACAGCTTTGCAGAAAAGATCAATGACGTTCTTGCTGCCAAGATGCATGATGCACTCAAAACCAAGAAGATGGAAGTATCAAATAACTGGCTTAATGACATTGAGCCGTCAGAGGAAGAAGAAGAATGAAGCTAATCACCGAAGTTGTGGATGAAAATGCCATTGAGTTCATCACCGAAGAGAATAATGGGCAGAAGAGCCATTATATCAAAGGCGTGTTCATGCAGGCTGAACAGAAGAATCGCAATGGTAGAATCTATCCCAAGAAGGTTCTGGATGAGCAGGTTCGCAAGTATATTAATAACTACGTTGTTCAGAACCGTGCCTTCGGTGAGCTAGGTCATCCTGATGGTCCGGTTGTCAACCTTGAGCGAGTATCACACATGATCAAAGAACTCAATGAAGACGGAAACAATTGGGTAGGCAAAGCAAAGATCATGGAAACGCCTTATGGTAAGATTGTAAAGAATCTTATTGATGAGGGTGCAAAGTTAGGTGTCTCTTCCAGAGGGATGGGATCGCTGAAGAATGTAAAGGGAACTAATGTTGTGCAAGATGATTTCTATCTTGCTACTGCTGCGGATATTGTTGCAGATCCATCTGCGCCAGAGGCATTCGTTGAGGGTGTCATGGAAGGAAAAGAGTGGGTTTGGGATAATGGGGTGATAAGAGAACAGGAAATTGAAAAAATTAGGAATGAATTAACCAACGCAAAGAGAAAGCAACTGGAAGAAGCCAAGTTGAACTTGTTTAAATCCTTTCTGTCAAAATTATAGGATTTATAAATAAGTAAGAATAAACTGTGGAATTTTCCATTCTTTTTAAGGAGATGGACATAATGGCAACCGAACAAAGTATTGTAGAAGAGTCCTTGGTAGACGAGGAAATTGACCAGATCGCAAATGAAATTGCGACGGAGCTTGAATCAGAACTGTCTGAGGCACAGCCCGCTGCTGGCAATCCCGGCGCCGCCGACGCTTCACCTAGCAAGCCCGGAGACAGTGGAACTGGTTCCGCTCCCGAGCAGGCTCAGGTGGGTAAGGTCGCAGACCCCAAGGGTAAGAAACTATCAAAGAAGAAGGTCAAGGCTGAAGTCAAGACCAAGGGTCAGGGCGATGATCCTTCTGAAATTGAAGTTTACGAAGAGGAAGAGTCTGACGATGCGGTGGTGGAAGAGGAGATTGCTCCCGAAACCAAGCAAGAGATGATTCGTTCAATCTTTGAAACTCTCAAGAACACCGATCAGAACAAGCTCGCTGGTGATTATGCCAAACTAATGGCAACACTATTGGGTGAATCCGAAGGTGAAGAAGAAGAAGAAGATCAGGTTGCTCCTGTTGTGTATGAGCGCAAGGTTATCACTGCGGAAGACATTGATATTGCCGAGGATCTTACTGCGATCTTTGGTGAGAATGATCTTTCCGAAGAGTTTAAGACACAGGTCCAAACTGTATTTGAAGCTGCTGTTGTCTCAAAGATCAATTCAGAGCTAGAGACACTTGAGGAGTCATTCAACGCCAAGCTAACTGAGTCCACTGACGAAATCGTCAACACCGTAACCGAGAAGGTAGATAGCTACCTTGGTTATGTTGTCGAAGAGTGGCTGAAGGAAAATGAGCTTGCTGTTGAGCGTGGCATCAAGGCAGAGATCACCGAAGAGTTTATCGGTGGGCTCAAGCAGCTATTTGAGGATCACTACATCGACGTTCCTGAAGAGAAGGTAGATGTTGTGGATAGTCTTGCTGACCGAGTTGAGGATCTTGAAGGGAAACTCAATGAGGCTCTAGAGACTAACATCAATCTTTCTTCACAGGTCAAGACGTTTCAAAAGGACGAAGTTCTCGGAGAAATGTCTGATGAACTAACAGACATCGAATCAGAAAAACTGAAGGGTCTTTCTGAGGGCGTTAGTTTTGAAGATGTTGATCAGTATAAGCAGGCTCTTGGTACGATCAAGGAAAACTACTTTCCGCGAACGTCTCAGGGCAAGGCAGTTGTGATTGATGAGGAGTCTGAGGTTTCTGAAGAAGGAATCTTAGACGAAACTCCAACAAATTCACAAATGTCTCGCTATGTTAACGTAATTGGAAGAACTGTTCTAGAGAAACAATAATTTATAAATAAGAGTTAGGATACTGTTGAATAAACAGATTAATTCAACAAACTTTTCAAGGAGAATAAAACATGTTGAATGAAGAACTAGTTAACAAGTGGCAGCCAGTTCTTGATCACGGGGATCTTCCCGAGATTAAGGATTCATATCGAAAGATTGTCACAGCCCACATGCTTGAGCAGCAAGAGACTGCTCTTGCCGAACAAGCGTCGGTTCAGGGTGCTGGATCTACCAGTCTCCTTGGAGAGTCAAGTTCACCTATCACTCAGGTGGCTAACATTGATACGTTTGATCCAGTCCTCATTAGTCTGGTTCGACGTACTGCTCCAAACCTGATTGCCTTTGACATCATGGGTGTTCAGCCAATGAGTGGACCAACTGGTCTGATCTTTGCGCTTCGCCCAACGTATGCCAAGGTTCAGGGTGGTGGCACCGCTGGCGTCGATGCCAACGCATTCTACAGCGAAGCAAACACTGGCTTCTCTGCTGGTGATAATGCGATGACAGCCTTTGGTGCGAACCTCTTCTTCCAAGGCGCGGCGTCGGAGATGTCCTTCCATCAGGCTGCTGCTACAGCAACTGCCGAGGAATGGGGTTCTGGAACTAACAACGACATCCCATCCATGAGCTTCAACATTGACAAGTCTCAGGTTACTGCTCGTACTCGCGCCCTCAAGGCTGAGTATTCAGTAGAACTTGCTCAGGATCTAAAGGCTATTCATGGTCTTGATGCCGAGACTGAGCTTGCCAACATTCTTACGACTGAGATCAATGCTGAAATCAATCGTGAGATTGTCCGATCGGTCTACATGACAGCCACTGGTTCTGCTGCTGTAAGTGCCCGCGCAAGCGGTCCTCGCGGTAACGTAGGATTCACGGACAGCAACCTCGGTGCCCTTGACGGTCGCTGGCTGGTTGAGCGATTCAAGGCTCTTGTCTACAAGATCGAGACTGAGGCTAACGCCATTGCGAAGAACACTCGTAGAGGAAAGGGTAACTTCATCATGTGTACTTCTGATGTTGCTTCTGCTCTTGCCACTGCTGGTGTACTTGACCCAACTGCCGCTCTTACGATTGACGACACTGGATCAACCTTCGCTGGTACAATCGGTTCGGGTATGAAGGTCTACATTGATCCCTACTCCATCACAGGCGACGACTTCG